AAAAAGATAAGTCAGATAAACATAGTGATTTATATACAGATGAAGATCCAAGAGGCACTATACACGGCCTAGGTTTTACAGATAAAAAGAAAGCAAAACAATCTTTAAGTAAGATAAGAAATTCAGGTAGAACACATGCTCACAAAATGCAGGCTGCGATTGCAATGTCGCAAAGAGCAAAAGTAGCAATTCAAAGAGCAAAAGATCCTGAGAAGAAAAAAGATTTGGGACAGGCACACAAGGCCTATCAATCATATATAAACAAAAATAAAAAGAGTAAGGACTAATATGGAACTTATAGTAGCACTAGCAACAAAATTCTGGCAATGGTCTATTTTGATTGGAGTAGTAATAATAACATTTCTAATAAACTTATTAGATAAAAAGAAAGTAAGTAAAACGACATTTGTTGCTGAGACAATGCCAGATTTAAAACCTGTGCCAATCAAAACAAAAGGCAAAGGTTTCTGGAAAGGCATAGTAATGTGGTTACTTTCTACAAGAAATTGGGAAATAACTAAAGACTGGAAATACAAACTTAATGGCAACGATTATGTTGTGCCAGCAGGTTTTGTATTTGACGGTGCAAGTATTCCTAAATTTTTAAGAACATTTTTCTCACCAGTAGGAGTATTATTAATGGGTGGTTTAGTGCATGATTATGCTTATAAATACGCTTGTTTAAAAAGAACTAATGGTGGACTTCATCTAGTAGATCAAAAGAAAGCAGACGAAATCTTTAGAGATATTTGTATTGAAGTAAATGGTTTCTATACAATGAATTATTTGGCATACTGGTCATTAAGAATAGGTGGCTGGGTTGCTTGGAATGGTCATAGAAAAAGAAACGCAAAAGTAAAATAGGAGTAGATATGTTTTTTACACTAGGAATAATTATAGGTTTTGTTTTAGGCTGGTTCTTAAACGACAAATGGGACTGGGTTAAAGACAAAGCTGTATTTTGGAAGTAAGATATGTTTGGTTCAATTAGATTAGTAATGGTTGGTTTGTTAATAACTGGTATCGCAGGCGCTGGCGTCTATGTGATGAAGTTAAGATCAGACAATGCTATTCTAAAAGCCAATCAAGTAAAATTAGAAGAAGCGGTCAGCTCTCAAAAAGAGCTGATTGCTAAACAACAAGAAGATTTTAAAGAGATACTAGCAGCCAATCAAAAGATGAACGAGTTAGTATCTACATTGAAAAAAGATTTAGATGATTTAGATAATAGATTTAACAAAGACGGCCGAGACTTCGGCAAGATTGCAATTGAAAAGACAGACGCAATCAACAGAATTATTAACAAGGGAAGTGATAACGCTAGCAGATGTATAGAGATTGCCTCTGGCGCTGAACTGACTGAAGAGGAAAGAAATGCTACAAAGAAATCTGAAATTAATAGGGAATGTCCTGGTATCGCTAACCCTAATTTTATTCCTTACTAATTGTTCAGGAGTAAAACAATTAAGTATATTCAAAGAAGAGGTCAAAAGACAAGAACTCAATTTGAACAAACCCAACCCTCTAGTATTAGAGCGTATCAAGTGGCATATTATTACAAGTGAGAACGCAGAGGAAGTATTCGCAAAACTAGAAGCAGAGGGCATTGATCCCGTGTTATTTGGTCTCACAGACAAAGACTTTCAATTAATCGCAAAGAATTTTGCTCAAATCCGTAATCAATTAAAGGTTACGAATGAGTTATTAGATAAATATAAAGAGTATTACGAGGGTGATTTAGAGAACGAAGATGAAAAATAGACTTGATATATCAGAATCTACTGCTATCTCCATGCCTATGAAAAACTTAATCGCTATTGTTATAGCGGTTGCAACAGGTGTGTGGGCATATTTTGGCGTGTTAGAGCGTATCACAATGTTAGAAACTAAAAGTGTTCTACAAGAAAAAGATATTAATCAGCATGTTGAAAGAATAGAGTTAGATGTTCAAAAAAATAGTGAGTTTAGAATTAAATGGCCTCGTGGTGAGATGGGTTCATTACCTGCTGATTCAGAGCAGTTTATGCTTATCGAAGATTTATATGGTTCGGTAGAGAAGATAGAGAAACATATCGAGTCTATGGCGAACAATAGAATCAACATAGAATTTTTAAGAAAACAAGTTGATAAGATAATGGAAGATATAGAGAAGTTAAAGGATGCTAATAGAGAAAGTGTTTATAAGAACGGGAACTAAAAATGATAGAAACGGTAATAGCACTTTTGATGTTTATCGACCATGAGATAAAAGAGCACAGAATACAGCCATCAATGAGTGAATGCCTAAAAGGCAAAAGGGTAGCAGAAAGACAATTAAAAGGTGGGTCATCTGTAACCTATAAATGTATAAGATCCGAGGCTGAGATAGAATTAATACAAGGTGAAAAGTCAATCAAGGCTTTAATTTTAAAATAATATAAATAACTAAAAAGGATAACAATGAAAAGATTATTAGTCTTTTTGTTATTCTACATTATGATGGCAACATCGCCATCTTGGGCTGACACTACAAACTCTGGAGCGACAACTAACACTCAAACAAATACGAGTGGAAGTAATACCACTATATCAGGTGGTTATTCGCAAGAATCAACAACGACCTATCAAAGTGGGTCATCATCAACAACATCTACTACAAATACAACAAACGCTTATTCAGGCGATAGTAGAGTAGTCAATTCATCATCAGCACCATCAATGTCTGCTATGTCGCAAGACCTTTGTGTCGTTGGCGTATCAGCAGGTTTTCAAAAGTTTGGTCTAGGTTTCTCTGGCGGAACATATAGAACAGATGAGAATTGTGAAAGAATTAAATTAAGTAAAGTATTAAACGATCTAGGTATGAAAGTGGCTGCAGTTTCAATCTTATGCCAAGATGAAAGAGTATTCCACGCAATGATACAATCAGGAACACCTTGTCCTTACAATGGTAAGATAGGTAATGAAGCACTAAAAGAATGGAAGAAGTATGATAAGTTAAGACCTGATTACGAACAATACACAGCAGATTTAAAATACATTGAAAAGAGAAACAAAAAATTAGAAGCAGAATACGAAAAGAAACTACTAGAAAATGCTGAAGAACTAACAAAACAACAAATAGAGTTAGACGCTGTGGCATTAGAAAAACAAAAACTAGTAGATGAGATGAATAAATTAAAGGGGAAAAAGAACTCCCCAAAGTAGAGAGAAGTAAATGGACCCTATTACCTTTTACATTATTGCTTGGATTGCCTTTTTAACATATGTCCCATATAAACTATATAAAATCATTGATAGTTTTGCTGACGACATTAATCCTTACAACTTTAGTAAGCGTAAGTAGTCAGGCAAACGAAACTTGCACAACTAACGCTCTTGGCGATAGAACCTGCACGACTACCTCAGCAGGCACGACCACAGGCAATATTCTAACTAACTCAACTTTCGGCACAGGTAACTCAACAACAACGACAGACTGGTCAACAACAGGTGATCATGGTATTCATACACATGGTAACTTTGGTTTTTCATATCCATCAGGTGCAGATACTTCAGGTGGTGTATTAGCATTTGAAGGTTTACCAGAAGATAATGTGTATCAGGATTCAGCATTAGTAGCAGATGGTCATTTAACAAAGGCACAGATCAATGAAGGCTTTACTTCAACAATGTCGGCAGATGTATGGTTTTGGAATAATCTAAAGAACACTTTTACAATGAAACAAACTATTACTGCTGCTGATGGCACGGTTACTACACAAACAAGAGTAATTGTAGACCACGATCCTAGTAGAAATTTTAATGGTGGTTCATTTAGTAATGAAACAAACACATATACTCATAGTGCAAATACACAAAACGATTTTACAATTAGAACAGAAATGTACAATGAAACAGACGGCACAGCATACGATTCTGCTCACAGAGGACCAGATGTAGATAATGTTCAATTATCTATAACAACAGCAGGCACACAATCGGTAGTTATAACACCTTGCGCTCAATTAGGAACTTGCACAAGCATAGGTGATGATATTACAGACGCTGTTGATTTAACAACAGATGATGGTTTAGATTTATTTGATGTTATTGATACAAATGTTGAAACAGCATTAGAAGAATTTGACGATAGCACATTTAACACACCTATTATAATAGACACAGATTTAGCAATCTTAATAGAAGATGATTTAGGCGAAGTAGAATTTATGCCTTTAGAGATTTATATAGAAGAATCATTTACAGATTTTATAGAGTCAAATAATTTAGTAGAGACCTTTCAACAAGAATTAGTGTTTGAAGAAATAACCGAAGAAGAATTTTACGAAGAACTAACAGATGTCGTTGGTGCAGAATTTGAATCACTTATGGCACCTATGCCTATGCCTAACGATAGTATGGAAACTGATAGTTTTTATATGACTGAAACTGAAATGGATACATTTATAGAAAACAATCCTGAGATGATAGAATACGCAGACGAAAATGTAGTAATGTTAAAACCACCAAGTGAGTTTGAGAACTATGACGAAACGGTCATGCCTGGCCCACCATCAGATGAAACTATGTTAGAAGAGCCTGAAATGATAGAAGAAGAATTTACAGATGGCCCGCCAACTAGAATGACGCCTGAACCAAAAGAAGAGGAGATCACAAATGAACCTGAAATAGCAAGAGAAGAAGTCAAAGAAGAAACACCAACAGAAACAAACACGGAGACAGAAACAAATGCTGACGCCACGACAACTACAAAAACTGAGGATACTGATACGGAGACAATGGAGACAAACGAAACAAGAGAAGCTGATAGTGAGAAATCTACTATGGCTGAAAATACGGAAACAGAAAGATCGGAGACGGAGACGGACACTAAAGAAACTATGGATGATAAGACAATTAGCAATGATACGAAGACAACACTCAAAGATCGTAGCATAAGTATCAAAGTCAAAAGAATTATTGCTAAACTAGAAAAGACATTAAAAGATGTTTCAGATCAAGTTAAGGCTGTTCAATTTGTGACCTTAAAAGGAATACAAAATCAAGGTGCAAATTTATCCTCATATGCAAATGTTCAATTACAAGATACAATTAAACTAAATGATGGTAATTTAGACTTCTTTAAACAACTAAATATACAGCAAGAGCAGATATATGCGAATAGCAATTTGAATGCTTATAGTAATAATGACCCTATATCAATTAAACAAACTGAATTAAAGAAGATTGATATAGAAAAGAAAAGATTAATTTATGAAATCCAAAAACTTAAAAAAGGGTAATAAGATGTTAGATAAACTTAAAGACAACCTTGCTAGCATAGCAGCCTTGATCGCTGCTGTTGTTGCAATCGGTGGTGGTTTTGTAAAGTATGGCGAGATTACTACAAAGTTATCTCAAATTGAGGCAAGTCAAGGAGTAGATTTTGCACCTATTGAAAAACAAATAGATGAACTCAAAAAAGAGATTGATTCTTTAAGTGCTAAAGGTGGTGATACACACACTAAATCACAAGTAAATGAAAAAGAAATCCAACTCTTAAAACTTCAGATACAAGAAATACAGATCAAATCAAAGAACCCATTAGGCGGATAATCTAATGGCAGATTTAACGAAACTAGCAACCGATTTACAGGTGTTGAAAAACGAAGTAGAACAGGTTGCTAGCGTCAACAATAAATTAGACAATGCGATAGATAAACTGACCGATATATCAGGCAGTATCAAATCTATGCTAGCAGTCCACGAAGAAAAATTATCAAAACAAGAAGAAATAGATAAAGCGATATTCAACCTAATAGAGAATCGCAGACAAGAGTTTGATAATAATTATAAAGAATTACATAGTAGAATTAACAAGATTCACAAAGAATTGACAGACGAAATAGAGATGTCAGAAAAGCGTTTAATGTGCGAAATTAAGACTTTAAACACGAATTTAGACGGTAGGATAGGCGTCTTTGAGAAATACAGATGGATCATCATAGGGGCCGCAATAGTCATAGGATTGTCTATGCCACAGATATTTGATATACTTAAAATAGTATCCTAGGTGCTTGACTAAAAACACTATATAGTATATAATAATATCTATGAGTGGTTACATTGATCTAAATTATATTAGTAAGATACAGCCTAGACTTCAACAATTTAAAAAGAAACGAGATTATCTCTTTAACTTTAGATGTCCTGTCTGTGGTGATTCTAAAAAGTCTAAAACAAAAGCAAGAGCATATTTGTATCGTGTAAAGAACGATATGTTTTTCAAATGCCATAATTGTAGTGCAAGCCACAATTTGGCTAATCTTATAAAGTTAGTAGATAGACCTTTGTATGACCAATACATACTTGAAAGATACAAAGGATCTAAACCATCAAATGACGCTGAAAGTTTATTTGATAAATTTAAAACTAACACAAAAGATAGATTAAAATCTTCTACACCCCTACAAGGTCTTACGCCTTTTAGCCAAATAGATGATGAACATCCTGCAAAGCAATATTTGAACAACCGTAAGTTGCCTAAGGAATACTTTGATAGATTATATTATTGCGACAGGTTCCAAAACTATGTAAATAAGGTAAGACCAGGGACCTTTGATAGTCTAAATAAAAGATACGAACATCCTAGATTGATCATACCTTTCTATGATGTTGATAATAATGTTTTTGCTATACAAGGTAGAGCATTTGGTAAAGAACAACCCAAGTATCTAACACTTAAATTACAGGAGAATAAACAAAAGATATTCGGACTAGAACGAGTCAATCTTCATAAGCGATTGTATGTTGTAGAAGGTCCTTTAGATAGTTTGTTCCTTGATAATTGTATTGCGGCTGGTGGTGCTGATTTACAACTACCTGCTGAAAACAAAGATGTTGTGTTTATCTTTGATAACGAACCTCGTAATAAAGAAATAATAGATAGAATGTATAAATTGATTGATAAAGATTATATGATAGTAATATGGCCAGAAGGAACAAAAGAAAAAGATATTAACGAAATGATTATCAAAGGTAAGACAAAAGAAGATTTACAAAAAATTATATCCGATAATACCTATTCAGGTTTATCAGCACTCACTCAACTCAACTCATACAAACGAATATAAGGAGATTTATGGTCACAGGAAACGAGTCTATTAATGTTAAAAAGCGAAACGGCAGAGGAATAGAACCACTTAATATTGAAAAGATCCATGAAATGGTTGAGTATGCATGTGAAGATATAACTGGTGTATCTGCCTCACAAGTAGAAATGAAATCAGGTTTACAATTTTACGATGGCATTGAAACAAATGATATACAACAAATTTTAATTAAGTCAGCTGCAGACCTTGTTGATCTTAATAATCCTAATTACACATATGTAGCAAGTAGATTGCTTTTATATAGTTTAAGAAAACAAGTAATAAAAAAACTATGGGATCACCCACACTTTTATGACTTTGTAAAAAAGAATGTTGAACTAGGTTTATATGATGACGAGATATTTAAAAACTATCAAAGAAAAGATTTTGACAGAATGGAGAACTGGCTAAATCACAATAGAGATTACGATTTCACATATGCAGGATTAAGACAAGTATTAGACAAATACCTGGTGCAAGATAGATCAACAAATTTAATCTATGAAACACCACAATTTATGTATATGATGATTGCGGCTACACTATTTGCAAAATATCCAAAAGAAAGGAGAATGTCATATGTTAAAAAATATTATGACGCTGTATCAACTTTTAAGATCAACATTCCGACGCCTGTTATGGCTGGTGTCAGGACCCCTCTTAAGCAGTATGCTTCTTGTGTCCTTGTTGATATTGACGATACTCTACCTAGTATCTTCAGTAGCGACATGGCTGTTGGGCGTTATGTTGCCCAAAGGGCTGGCATTGGAATTAACGCAGGAAGGATCCGAGGTATCAACAGCCGTATTAGAGGCGGTGAGGTGCAACATACGGGTGTTATTCCTTTTCTTAAAAAATTTGAAGCTACCGTTAAGTGCTGCACTCAAAACGGAGTCCGAGGCGGATCAGCTACGGTGCACTTCCCTATTTGGCACCAAGAAATAGAGGACATCATTGTTCTAAAAAACAATAAAGGTAGTGAAGACAATAGAGTAAGAAAATTAGATTACTCAATACAATTGTCAAAACTATTCTATGAAAGATTTATTAAGAATGAAGATATAACTCTATTCAGTCCACACGAGGTGCCAGAGTTATATGAAGCATGGGGAACAGAATCGTTTGATGATCTTTACGAAAAGGCAGAAAGAAAAACATCTGTAAAGAAAACAAAGATCAACGCACAAGAATTATTTTTTGACATCTTAAAAGAAAGAGCAGAAACAGGTCGTATCTATATAATGAATATTGACCATTGTAATACTCACTCATCTTTTAAAGATACGGTTACTATGAGTAACCTATGTCAGGAAATAACATTACCAACCACTCCAATCCAACATATTGATGGTGAAGGTGAAATTGCTTTATGCATTTTATCTGCCATCAATGTTGGTAAGATAAACAAAAGAGAAGAATTAGAACCACTATGTGATCTTGCTGTAAGAGCATTAGACGAGATTATAGACCATCAGAAATATCCTATTGACGCTGCTGAAAAATCTACAAAGGCAAGAAGATCATTAGGTATTGGTTATATAGGTCTTGCTCATTACCTTGCAAAGAAAGGTTATAAGTATGATCAGAAACTTGCATGGCGACAAGTAGATAAACTTACAGAAGCATTTCAATTTTATCTATTAACTGCTAGTAATGAACTTGCAAAAGAAAAAGGTAAGTGTTCTTATTTTGATAGAACAAAATATGCAGATGGTATTTTACCTATTGATACATATAAGAAAGAGGTCGACGAGGTTGTTAAAAGAGAATACACTTACGATTGGGAATGGTTAAGAGGTGAGATTAAGAAACATGGTTTAAGACACTCAACACTATCGGCACAAATGCCTAGTGAATCGTCAAGTGTTGTTTCAAATGCGACAAATGGCATAGAACCACCAAGAGATTTTATAAGTGTTAAAAAGTCTAAAAAAGGCCCTTTAAAACAAATAGTTCCAGAGTATAGTAAATTAAAAAATAATTATACATTGTTATGGGACATGAAAGGGAATGAAGGATATATAAATATAGTTTCTGTAATGCAGAAATATTTTGACCAGGCAATATCAGGTAACTGGTCATACAATCCTGAAAACTATGAAGATGGTCAGGTTCCTGTATCAGTAATGGCACAAGACTTGTTGACTACATATCGCTTAGGTTGGAAAACATCATATTATCAAAACACATATGATAGTAAAAAAGATGTTGACGAACCTAGTCACCCTATCGGTTGGCAAGACAATGTTCCTGAAGAAAAGAAAGTAGAGGGGGATTCACAAGAGAATTGTGAATCTTGCACAATTTAATGAAAACGGTATTTAATAAAGCAAAAGGTTTAGACACACTTAAACAACCACTATTCTTTGGTGAAGACCTTGCTGTTCAAAGATATGATACAATGAAGTATCCTATATTTGATAGATTAGCACAACAGCAACTAGGTTTCTTCTGGCGACCAGAAGAAGTATCTTTACAAAAAGATAGAAACGACTATGCTCAATTATCAGAAGCACAGAAATTTATATTTACTTCTAATCTTAAATATCAAACAATGTTAGATAGTGTTCAAGGTAGAGGACCATGTCTTGCTTTCTTACCATTTTGCACAAATCCTGAATTAGAAGGTGCCATTGTTGCATGGGACTTTATGGAAACAATTCATAGTAGAAGTTATACATACATCATCAAAAACTTATATGCTAATCCAGCAGATGTTTTTGATACTATTATTGAAGATAAAAAGATAGAAGAAAGATCAAAAGCAGTAACCGAGGCATATGATAGACTAATTAATCTAGGTTACAAATATCAATTAGATCCAAAGTCTGTTGATATGTATGAGTTAAAGAAAGCATTATGGCTTGCATTAGTGACGGTCAATGTATTAGAAGGTTTAAGATTCTATGTATCGTTTGCTTGTTCATTTGCTTTTGGTGAATTAAAACTTATGGAAGGTAGTGCAAAAATATTATCACTAATTGCAAGAGATGAATCACAACACCTTGCAATGTCGCAACAAATAATTAAAGCGTATCTTACAAAAGAGAATGATAAGGTGATGAATAAGGTAATTAAAGATACACAAAAAGATGTTTATAAAATCTATGATGACGCTGTTCAGCAAGAAAAAGATTGGGCAAGTTATCTATTTTCTAAAGGATCAATGATCGGCCTTTCAGAAAAACTATTACATCAATATGTAGAGTATATTGCAAATAGACGAATGAGAGTAATAGGATTAGAGCAAAAGTATGAACAATCAAGTGCAAACAATCCATTACCTTGGACTCAACATTGGTTTAATAGTAGATCACTTCAAAACGCACCACAAGAAACTGAAATAGAAAGTTATGTTATCGGTGGCGTAAAACAAGATGTTAAAAAAGATCAATTTAAAACTTTCAAACTCTAATGGCAGACGATAACGATAAAAAGGTATACATATCCTGTAAGAATTGTGATGTAGGGTATTGGGTAAAGTGGTCAGATGATGACGCAGAACCCAACACTTGTCCTTTCTGTGGGTTCGATACTTCAATAGATGAAGAGGATGCGATTTTTGAGAATGAAGAAGAAGAAGATAATTGGAATTGATTATAGTTTAAGTAGTCCCGCTATATGTGTATGTAGAGGTGACTTCAAGTTTGATAATTGTAAGATATATTATTTAACAAATGTGAAAAAATATGAAGGTGACTTTGGTAATATAAATGGCAGACTACATCTACCCTATACCTCCGAGCAACAACGACACGACCAAATATCGAATTGGGCGCTTTCTATTATTGATACTACTATTGGTAATATTTTTATAGAAGGATACTCATATGGATCAAAGGGTCTAGTATTCAACCTAGCAGAGAATATGGGAACCCTTAAACATAAACTCTATAAACTCAATAAACGATTTCAAGTAATAGTGCCTGGGCAAATCAAAAAGAACGCAACAGGTAAAGGTAATGCAGATAAACAAAAGATGTATGATCAGTTTATCGCAGATACAGGCATTGATTTAGTCAATAGACTTGACCTATCCAAACTCAATAATCCAGTAACCGACATTGTAGATTCATATTATATTGCGAAATATGGGGCGAATCTGTAAATGTTCTCGTTTTGTTCTCATATAATATACTAAAAGTCGCATAAAATATAGGGTTTTTGTGCTTGACTATTTACCTCTTTTATGATAGTATATTAGTATATGAGAGAGAAAAACAACATGATAAACCAAATACACCAAGATTATATTAACTACAAAGATATAGTTAAAGAACACGGCTATATTTTAAACAAACAAATCAAAAGTAATTTATTATTCATTAAATTAAAAAACGGTCAAGTTAAACACGAGATCAAATATTTCAACAAGTTTAAACAGATTAGAACTGCTTACAAACACAAAGATTTAGATAAGATCAAAACTTATATGATTGAAAAAGGTTTTAATATCGGTGACACTTTATCAATTGATAAAATGTGTGCTACTGCTGAATTTAAAAATATTAACGAATGGTTAGAACTTGCTGTTGCTTTAGAAGATGTTAAAGGTATTACAGATAAACCAGATTTAGAATCTTATGATAATGCTTTATATGGTATTGTAAATGCTGCTAGAGGTTATGCTAGATTGAATGTTAAAAAATTGCTTAACAGAACCGTTTTTGATGATTTAGATTATTATGTTGTTAAAAATGATCCTGTAAAAAACAACCATAGAGAACATGCTGTTCCTTGCACAATGTTAAGAGATAAAGTTTATACAATGATTAAAGATGGTGATACAGATGATCAAATAGTTGAGATGTTAAAAAAGAATTTGATTGTTGTTAATATTACAGAAAAACAGGCAGAATATTTAGATATTAAATTAGGGTTAAGAACTACTATGCCTAAAGGTTGGAAGTTTGGTGATGACCCACTTGCTAGAATTAAATTATTGAAAGAGGCTGCTTAATGAATATGAATGGTTACTTTGCTGTGCAATTGACAAAACAAGACTCAAAACTTGTATCTACAAAGGCAACATTTCCTATTGTAGTATCAGATCACATTACACTTGCATATAAACCTACAAAAAGAATTTACAACAAATACAAAAAATTAGTAGGTCATAAAGTCGGTGCTATGATTGAAGGTTATAGATCAAACAATGCTATTGACGCTTTATGGGTTGGCAAAATGATTGATATTAATACAGACAAATATTTAAAAAGACATGACAAGGGTGACGCTCATATAACTTTATCACATAAGAAAGGTTACAAACAAGGTGACGCCAATACAATGTTTATTGATCCTACAATCAACCAAAGAAAGATTGGTTATGTTGAAGGTGTTGTAAAATATTTTGATTATAACAAGAGAGGAAAATAATGAGTGAATATTTTAAAAGTTTTAGTATAGTTTATAAAAGAGAGTATATTGATTCAGAGGATCAACATGACCCTAATTTTTTTATCGGTCATGCTATATACAAAAATGTTCCTATTGAGAAGTTAAAATATTACAGAAAACAATTATTAAAGATGAAAGAAATTTTAGATAAACAATTTAAAGAAGACGCTACTAATTTTACAGGCACTACTGGTATTGAGATTGTTTATCCTGATGAGTATTACCAGACTTATGAAGATGTGTTTGGTGATAGTGCCAAAGATACAATGAATGCTAAAGATTTATGGAATGACTATGGTCAACAATATGAAAGACAAGGTTTTAGAAAAGACTTTGATCCTGACTTAACAAAAAATTATAGAACTAGAACAGATTACAAATACAACACAATACAATAGGAGAACATTATGGGAAAAGTTGAAACAGATTGCTATACATTTAAAGATGATGTAGGCAAAAATCTATACAGAAAAAAAACATACTATACACTTGTTGTTGAACAAGATGTATTGGCAAAAGATAAAGACGAGGCTGATAGTAAATTTACAGACTTTGGTGGTTTAGATCACGGCAAGATTGTAAAAGATTTAGCACAAACAAGTGATGGCGTTGAAACATATATGGTTGACGCTAACTATACAGATTCAGATACAACACAATTTATAGGTAAAGTTAAGTATGATGATGAGTGGCAAGACCTAAAAGAAGCAGTTGAGTGTGAAGATGTGCATATTGACTCTTATGCTAGTGAAGATGAACCACTACAAGTTATACCTATGACCGAGGCAGAGGAAGATAAGAATGCTGGTGTCACAAGAGATTCAGAAAATAATGTAAAAGGAGTTGAATATGGGGTTTGATTTTTTTATACTACTTCTATTGATCGCTATAGGTGCTTATGCAGTATCTAATTCGATTCATATTGCATTTATATTTAATAATGCAATCAAAAGTTGTAAAGTATATTTAGAGAAATTACTTGATTTATTGAGATAAATTGGGTGCTTGACAAATTGATTAAAATGATGTATAGTAATAAACTAATGCGTAAAAAAAAGACTACAAGAGAGAAGTGGCAGAAAATCACTAGACCTACATTTACAAGAACACTACAAGGATTTGAAAGACCCGATTATACTTTAGATATAAACGGCATACAAAGAAATTCTATACCAACAAGTGATAGAATCCCAGGCGCTTGTGTAAAGAGAACTTTACCACAAGTCAAAATGCCTGCTGGTAAAACCATCGGTATCGCTTACAACAAAGGTAATTATCAAGTTGTTGACGCTGCTGATATTAAAACAATGGGAAAGAAGATATGAAGAAATCTATACTAACATTATTTGCTGTGATGTTTATTACATCGGCAAATGCAGATACTAAAAGTATAACTCCGCAAGAGTTTGCTCAAAGTATTAGTGAGGTTCCTAGTAAAGTATCCTCTGCTGTGAAAAACGAGTGGGAGAAAACAAAGGAGTTTCAAAAGAAATCTTGGAACGAGACCAAACAAAAATGGCCTTGGAACAAAATATTTAAAGGTGACAATGCTTCATAATATTGAAGATTTTTGTAATAAGATTATTAGTGTTGCTGATCAGGCAAAAAGACTCAAAGAAGAGTCAAAGTCTGGTCACAATGCTGAGATCAAAAACAAGATTGAAGATTTACAAATGCAATGCAGATTAATCGGTAACGAAGGGAGAACCAATGATAACTAAAGAAAGTATATTTGAAGAATTTAAGATTGCAAAAGAAAAAGATATTGCAAAAAGTAAAACACCACCTCCATATGAGAATGTTTTTACTAACAGAATAAAAGTATTAGAATCACATAGGGACGCTAAGAAAGCACACCCTAATCAATATCGTAATTTAGATATTAATTTTGATAGATTGATATTGGCATATAAGAGTCCTGTGCCAGTTGATCATTTTTACAAAGTTGTATTCGGTAAGACACTTGAACAATACGAACACGATAAGAGATTGCAAGAGTTGTCCGAGGCACAATTAGAAAAATTAGAAAAACAAAAAGAAAAGGAAGAGAATGTTAAAGAAGTTTCTTTTAATTAGTAGTTTGTTGTTGCTCTCTAATTGTGCTAGTAAGCAGTCCTATATTGGTGCGTCCACTACAGCGGCTGTTGCTGGCACAGCGTGTTGGCAATATCTATCAGACAATCCTGCTGTCGTTGCTACTTGTGCAGTTGCAGGATCATTTAAGGGTGCAGATATTATGAATGGCGAAACAGATGATCAATTAATGACAAGAGCATTTATAGATCATTTAGAGAATGCCCCTAATAGTCCAGGGTTTACTACATGGCAAAATCCTAAATCACAATCAAGTGGTATTATTAAGACGACAGGTTTCTATCTAAAAGGTCCTATCAAATGTGCTATGGTTGAAACAACACATGATCAAAATTTAGATAACACTAGATTCTTTGATTCAATACTATATGGTAATCCATATAGAAAAATGATGTGGCATGAAGTTTGTAAAATGCCAGACGGAAGGTATATGGTAACTAATCAATGAAAAGATTCTTTTTAGATAACTTACCAATCGTTTGGTTTATATTGATCATACTTGTATCGGCACTATTAGTTGCTGATCACGCTAAGAGTGAAGACTCTTTTGAAAACACAATGAAAAAGATTGATCAATTAGAAGGCAAAAATGTTAAAGTAGAATATGATAAGATACAACCATTGAAAGATCAATATTGCTTTATTAAGATTGAGATCAAAGAAATCAATGGTGAGATAGTAAAACAAGAAGTTGTAGAATGTGCAGATGGCCGAAAGGCATATGACGGCCCAACATATTGGGAGTTGTTTGCTCAATTCTATTATGGCGATATGAATACGCCTGCTTATTGTAGAAATTATGAAAGGCCAAACCATGCCTATCATAAACCTGGCAAAGTTTGCCTTGATAAAAATGGTAATTGGGAGGTAAGAAAGTGATAAAATCTATATTTACACTTACAATCTTATGGGTAGCCATTGCTTTTGCATGGGAACCCTTTACTACAACGGTTGAGAAAACACAGGCTGTTGACAAAACAAAGAAAATAGTATATAATGTGTTTAATAATATGAAGGAGAAGGTGAAAAATGAGTAATATACTCAAATATATAATGATCACAGGTATGGCATTGTTATTAACTAATTGTGCTTCTAATACTTACAAGATCAAACAAGAAAAGGATAAACAAGTCCTAAAAGTCCCATCTTGGTATATGAACGATTATTCCGAGAAGAAAGAATGTGGCACTACTAGATTTGGTAAGAACAAATCAAAAGAGTGTATATTCGGTGTGGGAACTTCAGTATCACCTGACCTAGAACTTGCAATTGAAAAAGGTATGTTGATTGCAAAAGCAGAGGTCGCTGATAAAGTAAAAGGTGAGATGAATAAGAAGGCGAAGATATTTACAACCGAGTTAGGTAAGAACTTACAGAAAACGGTTGTGACCGATGTTGAAACAACATTAGTAAATATCATTAAGAATACACCTGTTAGAGGTTATGAAGTATGGAAACAAGAAGTGACCTTAACAAAGAATGGTTATTACAGAGCATGGATAGGTATCAAGTTACCTATGGGTGAATACAATAAGATGTATAACTACTCGGTAGAAACCGTTGTTGACGCTTTCAAACTAAAAGAAATCGCTCAAAAGGCGTATGATGAGGTTGAGATAATTGCTAATGAGCAATAAGATAATCATTTATTCAAAGCCGAATTGCACATATTGTGTAAAGTCTAAAAACCTAGTTAAGACTCTCGGCTTTGAATACGAGGAAAAGATGTTCGGAAAAGACTTTACAAGTCCCGAAGAATTATTTGAGGCCGTAGGTAAACAAGTAAGAACTATGCCTCAAATAATCATAGATGAAAAACACATAGGTGGTTATAACGAATTAGTTGAATATTTTTCAGACAAAGGTCTGGTTAATTTTAAAGGTGAAAAGATATAATGGCAAAGTTGAATATGTTTATATTATTATTAATGCTGACGACTATAACATTAATGACAACAGGTTGTGAGAAACCTATATCAGAACAAAATCAAATACTTGGCACTAGAGCATGATGGCAAAAGATAAGAACAAAGACAATGTAATTATATTTCCTAAAATACCAAAGAAGAGGAATGTAAAGACAGAGCAATTAGACGCTAAAAGACAAGAAATATTAAGACAGACTCATAATAAGATATTTGTTCAGGCGATTGCTGAAGATGTGACCGAGACCGTATTATTAAGAATGAAAGATGAAGGTTTTAATTTAACAGATCCAACCTTTCTAAAAGATTACAAGATGTTATCTGAAGCACTTAACTCATTGCTATACAGACAAGTCCATATGGGACATCAATTACAAAAGAGAGTTGATAAGGCGATAACAACAAGAGGTAAAGGCAAAGATTTATATGCTATTACAATTGACTATGACAAGTTTTAAGAATTCCATAAAGAACCTTGGGATATTTCATACTACTGGCAAAGGTATGATCTCTAATCAATGCTATATAATAAGGAGAAATAATGTTTAATTTATTTCAAAAAGACTCTTTAAGAGTTGTTTCAAAATCAAAAAGAGTGGTAAAAAGAGGCAGAAAAACTTTGTCTAAAAGAACAAAGGTAATGAATCTTTTATCAAAAGGCGCTCCAGTAGCATGGAAAACGCTAAGAACTAGATTTGATCTAGGCTCTCCAAGAGCATTAATTGATACTTTAAGATCAGAAGGTAATATGATCTATATCAATAAAACAGCAAAAGGCACTTCATACAGAATGGGTGTTCCTACTAAAGCGATCATCGCTGCTGGGATCAAAAAGTTATACGGAACTCCGTATGCTTACAAAAATGCGTAATTCTCTCAACGCATAAATATATGTGGGCGTAGAAGCTAGCGTGGACACGCCCACACTACATAACAAAATGAGGAGGGCATAATGCCAACAACAACACAAAACTTAAACATGACTATGGGAACTGATACATCAAGTGCCCCATTGTTCCATGAAATTCTAACTAAAGTAAATAACGCAAAAGATAAACCTGCCAAGATTGCAGTATTAAAGAAACACGACTCTGTCCCATTAAGACAGGTTCTAAAAGGTGCCTTTGATCCTAAAATCAAGTGGGACTTACCTGAAGGCGTGCCGCCATTTAAAAGAAATGACGCACCAGCAGGCACAGAGCATACATCATTATTTTCAGAAGCCAGAAGACTATGGCATTTCGTAAAAGACGCTGACCCAAATTTAACAAAAGCAAAAAGGGAGATGATGTTTATTCAATTGCTAGAGGGGCTGCAAGAAGATGACGCAGACCTTATGATCGCAGTTAAGGAAAAGACTTTAAATAAACGATATAAAGGTCTTACAGACGCTGTGGTTAAAGAGGCTTTCGGTTGGAATGAAGACTATAAAACTTCATAACAGATAAATATTATAGAGTGATTCTATAAAATTCAATTATAGGGTGTATGACAGAATGTCGCACCCTATAATCATTGATTTCATTATACTTTTTTTGCCATTTTTTTATTGACAATCCTTTGTTTTTCTGATATATTATTAGTATGAAAACAACAAAGGAGAATATATATTATGTCTAAAACAAAACAATGGGCAGAAAATACTGCTGAACAAAAAGTTGATAATATAATTGCTAAACTAACATCTGGCGATATAACTAGATCAGACGCTAGAACTCAAATTATGAAAGTTGATAATATTGAGATGTTAGGTATTGATGAGAATACGGTTGACGAAGTAATTTATGAGGCACATGCCAATGCGTAAAAACTTCTTAATTCTATTTTTAGTATTCGTATATATCTGGTCTTGGTCTATATTCAATGCTGTCAATGCTGCTGAAAATAAGACTCAGGCAATTATCGGCCATGTTATTACAGAAACCGTTAAGGGAACTGAAATTGACTCAATGGCAATACTAGAACAAGAATTAAAAATCTTAATGCATAAATCAACGCTTGATATGATCAAGTTGATTGAAAGTAGATTACCTGATATACTTGAAGGTATTGCTGCTGAGTTAAGATTACAATCAGACGAAAAACTAAAATGTGAATTATTGAAAGGATCACCTAATGGATGTATCTAGTATTAATTCATTTTTACAGGCACTATATGTTTATGTGCCAAAAGAATTAGTTATTATTATTTTAGCATGGTTTGTTATATCTGCTCAAATACTATACAAGGATTATAAAAAGAATGCCAACAAAGATAACTAGAAAACTAAAATTAAAAAGAAGACTCAAAAAAGAGTTTTCAAGTAAGCGTAAATACAAAACAACATATAAAGATATTAAGACATATTTTAGAATGTTCAACGCTGCTTTATTTGAAAGTAAGTTATCGCCATTTGGTCAGATACAAATTAAAGACCTTACTAGAGAGAAGTGTATAGGTCAAGTGGTTACATTAGAATGGAAAAGAAAAGGCACTAGATTATTTAAACTAGAGATGTTGCCTTCATATCCTAACAAGAAAGATTTTTTAGATACACTTGTCCACGAGATGGTTCATTTATATCAAATGCAGAATTTAGGTGACTCAGGAACTCATAATGATTTATTCTGGTCGTTTGAAGGAAAGGTAAACAGCGTAGGATTGACACTTTAACATTATTATTATATTATGAAAGACACAGAAAAAAATCACATAGACGAATGGTTACAAAAACAGATTAAGAAAGGTATTAACACTATCGAGTCTGTATCAAAAGGTCCTAAAGGTAAGATCACATTATACTACACAGGACATTTACAAAAAGACATTTACAATAATTTTCCAGGTAGAACTAGTAAAAAGATATTTAAAGGGTATAGAAACCATTTAAACAATGACAAGTTATTATTCACACAAAAAAGATTTATGAATGATGGCTACGAATATTATGTAAGGAGAATATGAAACTACTAAAAAAACATACTGATATATTACAACAATTAATTAAGGGCAAGGGTTTCTTTAGAACGCCTACGGTGCCTTATAAACATACTGATAAAAAAGAAGTATTAGATTTATTAGTGCAGTTATACTTAAAAGGTTTGTTAACCTTTCAAAGACAATATGATGTGCCATTGATAGGACCTAGTAATGAACACAAGGTTAGATTCAAATGGTATGATGTTATGATTGATAAAAAGAAAACAATATCAGATTTAAAACAGGTAGTTAAACATGGCAAAATTTAATTGGGAAAAACTATTACATACAAGTTGGTTCTATACTAAAGTCTTCTTTGCTATATTAGCATTGATGACAGCCACTTATATGTGGGGCACATACAATCCTAATAAGAAAGCAGTAAAGAATGCTAATGAACAATTAGAAATCTTTTATATACAAAAGATAAAAGATATGGAGTTGAGAGAACC